TCGAAATCTTCAGTGACTACAGCGTTCTCTTCAGTCGAATAAGGGTACTCTGTAGGGCCAAAATCGTACACAATCTTCGATAATAGGCGCAATTCCTTACGCATTGAGGCGTGTAAACGAGCCTGAACAGCACTCATAACCTTCATAGATCGCTCTAGGATGGCAAGGGTAGTGCCTACAGGAGCCTCTGAGTTCATGTCTGCCGCCTTTACGTCTGCGGCTGATGCAAACCTACGGCCTTCCTCTACAATGTCCCCCATAAGCTGATACAGGACGTTGCTTGGCTCTTTATAGGGTAAAAAGCTAATATTATCGCGTATTGAGCCTCCGGGAACGTCAACATCTCGGAATTCTCCGGGCATTATTGGCGTATCATCGCCTTTAATGCGTAATCCTCTAGATTTTAAGCCTCCGGGAAGGTTGCTTAGGGTTCCCGCATCAACAAGTTGACGCAAAAGAGAGGTTGCAGACTTAGCCAGTCCGCCAATCATGTGTATCAAGCCAAATCCGTAGAAACCAAGTCCGGGCATGTACTGATAATGAACAAAATGCTCGCGCTTCATGCGATTTTCGTCATCTTCGTAGTAGTTTCTGCGTATAGACAGGACTTTTCGTGAGCTTAGGTCAATGCTAACAACATAAGGAAGCTGTATTCCGCTTTCTTCGCCATCAATCATGTCTTCAAAGCCAACCAAGTTTAGGTCAATCTGCATTTCTAGGATTGTATGACGAGAATCGTTGTCATATCCGTGAGAATTGCCTGTTAGCTCGCTGTATTTGCTTTCAATTGGGTCAGTGTTGTCGCTAGGGTTGCCTAACTCAATATCTGAGTAGAAGCCAGACACCTGTAGCTTTCTAACTTCATTGCTAGTTCGCTTCATAATGTGAGTTGCGCGTTCGCAAGTCACTAGATCAGAGGCTCCGTAGCTGACAACAAAGTCTTCAGCAGGTACAAACATGCTACAAGGGCGACCCATGTTTGGATCAAAGTATACTTTCCTAAAGGCAGAGCCTGCTAATGGCAGAGAAAACAATAGTCTTTCTGTTTCTGCTCGATACTCGGTCATCTTCTCGGTGACCAAGTAGTTTAAATAATCTTGAACTCTATTTGCTTGTTTTTCCTTTTCCTTGTCAACAAGACCTACTACAGCCGTTTTAACTGGGCCTCCCGCAGGAAATAACTCTTGGATGGACTGTGACTGGAACTTGATAACAGATTCGGTTAGCAGTGGGTGGAATACACCACATGCACCATCCCACGGGGTAGTGCGGTCTTCATGTTTAAGGCCTAGCAGGGATAAGCCCTCTACATAGGTTTTTTCCCAGTCTGATCGGCTTTCTTTGTCAGACTTAAATAAACCTACAAGCTCGTTAGCTATTAAGGCTAAATCTTTATCTTCTATGTATTCTGCTAGATTGTCATCAAACGGAACATCACCCATAGAGTTATCGTCAGAATCAAAGTCAAACAAAATCCCACCGTCAGGTGTTTCAATCCCAACAGAGTCAGGATTGACAATTTCAATTTCCAACGCACCATTCGCTTCTTCAGCGGTTAACTGGTCTGGGGTAACTAAGGGCTTATCAATTGCCATCTAGTACATTCTACCTTTAGTTTTTCCGCGAAGAGCAGCACCGTCAATGTTCTTTTTAGCAACACCGCCTTTAGACATGCCTACCTTGTTAGCTATAGGCTTTGCGCCTACAGTCTCACCCGCAAGTATAGTTAGTTGATTTTTTTTCTCTTCCTCAGCTAACTTATCTTCTTCTTTACGGGCTTTACGCTTATCTCTGTACTTGTTGATTGCGCCAACAATAGGGAGTCCGCCTCCTGCACCTTTACCTTTAATGAGTGCTGCTAGTGGTGAAACATCTTCTATCTCAATGCTCATTAGCCATTCTTCCCAAACTTTTGAGGTCGTGCTGCACCGCTTCCGCGAGCAATAGTGGTTTCCCCACCTGCCTTGTAAGCTTTAACCTTGTTGGCTTTATGGCCCATTGCACCGCCACCCATATAACCTTCTGGTTTTTTCTTCTTCATGCCTTTCATATTAAACTCCTGCTACTCGCCAAACGGGTTGAAATACCTTTTCTGCGCCAGTATTCTCCACTAACCTTGACTCCCAAGCTAGTTCTCCTAGCTCTGAGATGTATACACTGTTTTTTTCGTCTTCAAGTGTAACATACCTAGAAGTGGATAACTCAGGGTTACGTTTAAACCCTTTTTGCAAAAACGCAGACTCTATTCGATCTTGTTCTTTATTTGTCATTATAAAACGTCTTCTCCCATTCTTTGTGTCTTTTAAGAGGGGTTTTAAAGTATGGCAAAAATTTTGCTGTGCTTACTACTAACCAGTTAAGCCAAGACAACCAAAAAGGCAAAGGCCTCATGTAATCTATAAAAAGAACAACTCTGGTTTCGTCAGTTTCGTTAACAGCTATGTGTTCATATGTATCATCAAACACAACACACTTACCTTCTTCCCATCTATATTGAACGCCATCAACAACTAACGTACAACCATTTCCTCCCTTTGGGATAATTAAACCTAAGTGTATTCTTATTACTCCGCACCACGGCCCCTCATGCGGCATAAGCATTTTTTGAGGGCCAAGCACTGAAAAATAAGCAGAAACAATATTCTTATGCTTATCAAGAATAGCCATTGTTTTCGGGCATTCTTCACAGTTGCGGTTAAACCTTACAGTCCCTGCTTTAAGGAAAAACATCTTCCATTTATCATCATTGGAGATGTAAACCTGATCAGGGCTAATTTCTTGGAAAGGTGTAAGCTCATCAATCCTTTCCATTATGTTGTTTAGCTCAGGCATTATAATGTCGAAGCTGTCTTCTAATTCTTTGGTTACAGGGAACTGTGAGTTATCAAAGTAGACCTTATTGCCAACCTTTGAGAACCTTCTAAACAAAGGCCTTAGTAACTGGTCAACCCTCCACGGGCTAACTTCAAGGCTGTTCATCATTAAATTAACTTTGTTCGGCCACCCGCTCTATAGCCTTCAAACATATATTCGCTTAATGGAAACGGAATTGGAATTTCCTTTCCCATATTTAATCCTGCCTCTATTGCCCTGTTAGATGCGTCTTCCTGCTCAAAACCTTGATATCCTATTACTTTCTGTAGCTCAAGCGCATTAGAGCCTAACCGCCTTGTGTCAAATTTAGGGTCTTCTCCTGATAAAATCATCTTAAGGCGTTTTAAACCGGCAAACTCATCAGATTTTGGATTCTGCATCTTAGGATGAGTGCCGTCCATCATAGTCAGCATTTCATCCATACTTAAGGTTCCACCCTCTACCTCTTCTAATATTTCATCATCGTAAAGGCCAGCAATGGTCTCAGCAAACTCTTCTGCAAGCTCTGCTTCCAGATCAGGGTTCTGCGCTTTTAATTGCGCCAAATAATCCCTAGTTTCCGAAGCTTGATTATTATTAACACCAAAACGCTCTTCTATAGTTAAAGGAGTAACAGGGGTGTCACGGTACTGTTGAGCAAATTCTTCACTTGATTGAATTTTATTTAAAAGTGATTCGGCTGTTGACGTATCTAAACCGCCTGCATATATGCCCAATAGCTCTTCATCGTTCATAACCGCTTACCCATCTTTAAGTCATCCTTTTAATAGTAGTCTGCTCTTCTGTGTGTATCTAGCGGTCTGTCTTCTTCATCTGACAGTAGCTTTAAGAAGCCGCCTTGTCTGAAGCGCAGTAACGCCTGAGTCGATGAATCCACAAGGTCATCATGCTCTCCGTTAGGGAAGGAGGCAAACTCTTCAACAACTTCCTCTGCAAACCTTCTCTCAGGTCTCCATATGATCCCTGAAGCAAACATGTCAGATATAGCGTTTACCCTAGATATCTTATCGTTACCCCTAGAAGGGGTGTAATCAGATACTGGGATACCCATTGCCCTAAGCTCAAAGATTAGCGGTGTACCTGCGGCCTTTGCTTCAATGATGCAAGCATCAGGTTGCCAGTCAATATAGAACTCTTGAGCTTTCTTTTTAAGCTCTGGGAACTCTAGTCGCTCTTTAAAGGCATCTAACAGTATTATATTGGCTACAGTCTGGCCTTCATCATCAGGCGCATAGAATACGCCCCATGTAGTACACGCTGAGTAGTCAGCCCGTTGTGTCTTAAGAAATGCGGTGTCCCAAGACTGTATAATAAAATCACAAGGTGGTGGGCTGTCATGCTCCCATATCTTCCACCAGTTGCGCTTTATAAGCGCACCCTCCTCTGAGGTAGGGTTCTGCTGATACTGTGCGTTCCACTTAGAGGATGGAAGCTCTTCTCTTAAAGCTACCAGTTCCTTCATAGGCCAGAATTCAGGCCATAATGGTTTCTCTGACGGCATAATAGCGGGGAACTCAATAACTTCCCAGTCATCGCTTCCTGTACGCTGTACAGACGATTTAACTATTTGTCCTGTTAGATCACGTTTATGCCATCGTGTCATGACAATAATAATGGCTCCTCCCGGCTGAAGTCGCTGTCGAGGGCCAGATGTGTACCATTCGTAGGCTTTGTCGAAGACGGAGGGGTCTCCTGATTGACCTTCTTGCTCGGAGTGCGGATCATCAATGATCAGAAGGTCAGCGCCTTTCCCTGTTACAGCACCACCAACACCGATAGCGAAGTATTCGCCACCTGCACTGGTACTCCATCGCCCTGCGGCTTTAGAGTCAGCCCTCAACCCGACCGAGGGGAAGAGAGATTTATAGTCTTCACTGTCCACCAAGTTTCGTACCTTTCGGCCAAAACCTACTGATAATTCAGCGGTGTGAGCAGTTTGAATAACTTTCTTGTGCGGAAACTTACCTAAGAACCATGAAGGCAGTAGATAAGACGCAAATTCTGATTTGGTGTGACGAGGAGGCATATTAATGATTAATCGCTTCAACTCACCACGGGCAACACGCTCAAAGGCATTTGCCATGATCTTGTGGTGTCTGCCCTCAATGAATGCAGGCCACACCTTGTTACAGAACCCCATGAAATGCTCTCTAGCCCTTTCCTTGGATTCTGCTTCTTCTAGCTCCTCTAATAGGCCTAGAACCTCTTTCTGCTGTTCTAACGGCAGATTAGGGATTTGCTTTAATAAAGCGGGGTCAACCTTATCCGAGATGGGCATATGTATCCCTAATTACTTTTTCTTTTTTGCAGCAACCTTTTTCTTGGCGGCAGGGGCTTTCTTAGGTGTGTACGCTTCATTAACATCTGGGGTAGTCGGGTCATCCGCTACAAAATGCCCAGAGTCGTTTCTAGCTCTTTCCATCTCCACAGGGG